TTTTTTAGTATCCATCAAGTTCATCAATTTGTTCTTCAAATTTGTCTTCAGTCTGTTTAGTAACGTGTAAATAAATCTTTTGTGTAATATCACTATCAGCATGACCAACTCGTTTTTGAATTACTCGTAAAGGAACGCCCATATCAGCTAAAACAGAAACATGAGTATGCCTGAAATAGTGGGTCGTGATAGGCTTATCTATTCCTTGTCGTAAGGCAATCCTTTTGAGTTGGGTATTAGCATTATTGATATTGAGTGGCCGTTGGTCTTCATAATGGGTAGCAGTGCTGTTTATTGCAAAAAGTAAAGCGTCTGGGTCTTTTCCCTTAGCCCGTCGTTCTACTATTTCGGTGGCTTCTCTTGATAAAACAACTTTTCTCATTCCGGCAAAAGTTTTGGTTTCATCTGAAATATAGTGACGAGATGGTTTACGCAAGAATAACATCGTACTGTTAATATCAAGATATGTTTTACCGTGTTCATGGATAATATTTTTAACTTGTAAAGCCGACAGTTCACCGAACCGTAAACCAGTTAAAAATTGAAGCTTAAACGCATCTGCATAGTAGGGAAGATTGCGGTCTACACAATCATCAATAATTTTGTGGTATTCATCAATGGTAAGGTATTTATTTTCAATCTTATTTTGATAACGATAGTGTTCATTTTTCCATTCAACTTTAACTTCTTTAACTGGATTACTTTTAACATAGCCATGTGTTTTAGCAAATTCGAACATAATAAAGATTTTTGCTTTTTTGGCTTGAACTGTTTGATTAGTTAAAGGTCGTTCGTTACGGTAAAGTTGTTTGTCAAAGAAACGATTTAACCAAGTTGGAGTAACTTTATTAGTGAGTGTATTTTGACCAATAGCGTTAACAAACTCATCAATAAATAACTTCCCGTTTTGATAAGTATTCGGACGAACACGTTTCTTGTATTGTTCCAAAAAGCGTGATGCTAACTCTTGAACAGTGATATTCTGTACAGAGTTACCTTCTTGGATTAAAGCATCTTGAATCTTCTTATCAAGCTCCATAGTAGCTGTTTTAACCACCTGTGGGGTCTTCTTCCCATAAGTTACTGAAACACGTCGATAGCGGCCCGTGAGCGATGATTTATACCGTTCAATAAAACAGTACCGAACTTTACCATGCACAGAACGTTTTTCTATCCACATAATTGTCCCTCCATTATTAAATTGTGTATAATGAAAGGGTTGAATTAGTTATCCAAAAATAAATTCAACCCTTGGTCCTGCTAGTGTTGCCGCACTAGCAGGGCTTTTTTAGTTTATTTGTACATAATAAGGGTATGGAACCCTTCGGCTGTACCAGTAATTCCCTGGCCTTTTAGTGAATCAAATTTAATATCAACGATTTCATAACCGTCTTGTTGAAGGTCATTTATAACAGAACCAATCTGTTCAGTATATTTTGATTCAACACCAAAGTTTTGATTAACTAATTTACTAAAACTATTAATCATAACAATATGAATGTTACCGTCTTTTGCAACTAGTTGTGGTTTAACTTCGTTGTTATAAATGACGTCACCACTAGCTTTACGGCTCTTTGAAAGTAATCCCATAAAAATTCAATCCTTTCTAAAAATTAATTAGGTAAATGATTAACTGCATAATCAGCTTGGTCTTGAGTAAACTTTTCACCGGCATCTGAAGTTAATTGGTCACGAATCGCATCCGGTGACATATCCATATCTTTTTGATATGATTTAGCCTTTTCTAATGCATTCTTATTCCAATTGGCTTTAACATGATCAACTGCATATTTTGCAGCTTCGGGTTTAAATTTCTCGCCTGCATCAGAAGTTAATTGATCATATATTCCTTGTTTGGACATATGCATTGTGTCTGAATAAGTTTTGGCTTTATGAAGCGCCGAAGTATAGCTAGTAGGAACGTTACTTTCCTCAGAAGAGTTACTACTTGAAGAAGTAGTAGAAGAACCATTCCCCATGCTCCCAGCAATCGCAAATATTAAAATTACAATTACAATCCAAAACCATACGCGTTTATAGAACGGCTTTTTCTCCACATAAGTTTTTCCGTCCTCGCCTTGAATCTTTTTAGCCATGCTAAACATTCCTCCCTAAATATCAGCTTTTAACGTCTTCAGTGTTTGGACAATAATTATTTAACATTTTTGATTTTAATTGAGTTCCTCATATCGATTAAATATTTTTTGTATTTAAAAACTGGACCGTACTTAGTCCGGTAATTGTCAATTGCTTTATACAAATATTTAACTTCCACATTACAGTAGTCAGCGATTTCTTCTGAAGTCCAGATATGATGAAAATAACAATAAATCAAATCATCAAGTTTTACAGCTCGTTCCATTGCAATGGAGCGGGCTTTATTTTCTTGCTTACGTTTATCTCTTGTATCACCAGCTACGATATTACCGACCGTGGTTTCGTAATGAGCTATCTCTTCTTGTAACACTTCATATTTGCGTACATTACTTTCGTGTTCACTGAGATAAACGTCGTTATTAATAGTTAAGCCAGGCAAATGGGCCGGCATTACTTTATACAACACGTTAATGTGAGGATACTTACTAGCTAACGCTTCATAAGGATACATAAAATCACTTCCGCGCTTTTTTCAGATTTTCAATAAAGTTAATGATTTGTTGACGTTCTTCTTCCGGAGTATCGTCATCGATGTGGGCGGCTACTGTTTCAGCAGCTTCATTAGGAGCAGAAGAACTTGGGGCTTCATTAAAGAAATAGTCAATGCTTACATTAAATAGGTCAGCTACTTGTTTTAATGACGAAAGCCTTGGTTCATCAGTATCATGTTCCCATTTAGACAAGCGCCCTTTATTAAAATTCGTATTTTCATTTTGCTCATTAAGTGCATCAGCCATTTCTTGCAAAGTCATTTTATGAGCAGTTCTTAAATCTTTTAACTTGCTTCCTAAAGACATTTTCTACACCTCTCAATGGCTTAATTATAGTATTTTTGTTTCCTTTTAGCAACTTATTTTGAGAAAATCCAACAAAAGTTGTTGACAACGCAACACGGAGAATGTAAGATAAGATTCGTAATCAAGTTGCGAATGCGCAACACAAGAAAAGAGATGATTTTATGGTAAGAGAAAAAGCCGAACCGTACTTCGGCTTGATGATTGAAATGAAAAAACAAAAAAGAACTCAATCAGAATTAGCCAAGATTATCAATGTTAATAGAAGTACTTTTAACCAAAAACTCAACCGAATTAATGGAAAAGATTTCTATTATTCTGAGGCTCAATTAATCGCTAAAGAATTAAATATTCACGTTAGCGATTTTTCTTAGAACTATAAGTTGCGAAAAGAACAACTAACTACAAAGAGGAGTGATGACTAATGATGGCTAATGGTTGGAAAACACCAGAGGAAATTTGCCAAGATTACCACATTACGATGGCAACATTTTACAACCGTCGTGATGAATGTCTTAGTAATCCTGATTATCGGGATGCAGTTATTCGCGACGGTGGTAAAAGGACATACGTTGATGAAAACCTTTGGCAAAAGTTTCTTCGTTATCGAAGCGAACAATATCGAATTAGACAATTAGACCCACATTTAAAGGAGGTGAGGTAAATGCAATTTCTTAAAGGAATTTTTTACGTTGGCTGTGGTTGTTTAATGACAATCTTCTACCGCGAAGGCATGGAAGTAGCAATGAGCTGGACGTTCATGATTTGGTTGCCATTCATTGCTCACGATTTGGCAGAAACTATTACACCATACCCAACTAAAAAAGCTACCGGTGCTGGAGACACCGATAGCAACAAAGAAAACAATTAAATTTTCAAGGAGAAGTATAACACATGGAAAGTAATCATTTAAATAAGTTTAACAGCATGATTGCCGATAAAGCGACCGTAATCGGTAATTTAAGTCGGCAATACAGCAAAGCGTCCACACCAGAAGAATTAATGTGGTGTGCAATTCAGATGCAGAATCACGCTAATGCTTTACGGGTAATTACTGAACGATTAGGAACCGACACTAAGAATACTTACGGGAGTGACCATCATGAAGGATAAGAAGAAGTTAAAAGAAATCAAAAAGATTATTGGTGATGACTATGACGATGTAGTTGTGTTTGCTGCTAAGGGTGACGATGATTTTAATAAGCGGGAATCATTATCTCTTTATGACAGTGATTCGGGAACATTAGCCGCAATGATTTGCAACTATTTAGAAGCCGATCCAGTCGCAACGGCAATTGTTAAAGAAGTAGTCCCACACTTGGATAGCGATCCACTCACTAGTGCCATGTTTAATTTGTCTTTCGGAGGTAACCATCATGAGTAATTTATTTGAACTTAACGACCAGTTTCGAGAATTATCTCAACGAGACGACTTAGACCCCACAGTCCTGAAAGATACGTTAGACGCAATTGATGATACCCGAAAGGATAAGTTAGAAAATCTTGCAACCTGGGCAGACCAACTAAAGTCTGAAATTAATTTTATTGAAGACAAGCAACGAACTTGGCGTGATGAACTATCTTATCGCAAGAACAAGCTAGCATGGATTAAGCAATATATGACAGATGTTCTTGATGATGCCGGAATTAAACGATTCGATACAGAAAATCATTTGCTTAGTGTTCGGAACTTCAAAGCTTCAGTTGTTGTTGACGATGGTAAGAAACTTCCGCCGGCTTTTGTTGAAACTAAAACCACTTCTGCACCTGACAAGACAGCTATTTACAAGGCAATTAAAGCTGGTCAAGAAGTGCCAGGAGCACACTTGAAAAATAACCGGAACACGGTGATTAAGTGATGTTTAAGCTTCGTGATTATCAACAAGAAACAGTTGATAACATTTACCAATCCATGAAGCAAGGCAATCGCCGGATTATTGTTCAGCAACCACCACGTACGGGAAAAACAGTCATCATGGCTGAAATAGCGAGGAAGACTACCAGTAAAGGTAATCGGATCATGTTCATCATTCACCGGAAGGAAGTTCTAGCCCAAGCCAAGGCAACTTTTGAACAGCAGAACGTAAATATGAATCTTGCCACAATGGGAATGATTCAAACATTAACTAGGCGAGTAAATAAATTAGCTGAACCGCAATTGATTCTAATTGATGAAGCTCACCATGCGCTATCTCAAAGTTACCGACGAATCATTGACGCTTTCCCGAACGCTTATATTCTGTACTTCACAGCTACCCCAATTAGAACTGGTCATGACCAGCTTGACCAGATTGCTGATGACATCATTGTTGGTAAATCAATTAAATGGCTAACTCAACATCACTTCTTAGCACCATTTCATTATTACGGATTGGGTGATATTGACCGCTCAAAGCTACGTAAGCAAAACGGTGATTATTCAAGCCAAAGTATGGATGAAGCAATTAGCCATCAGATTTATGGTCATATCGTTCAGCAATACCAACGGTTAGCTAATGGCAAACAGGCAGTAGTTTATTGCCACTCAATTGAGAGTGCCAAAAAGGTTACTGAACAATTTACGCAAGCTGGCATTACCGCCGCTGAAATTGATGGTGATACCGATGCTAAAGCCCGTGACCAATTAGTACAGAAATTCCGTGACCAGCGATTAACTATTCTTGCTAATGTGAATCTCTTTACTGAAGGGGTCGATTTGCCAAACGTTGATTGCGTTATTATGGCCCGACCAACTAGTTCATTAGCGTTGTACTTACAGTTTTCAATGCGCTGTTTGAATCCACGGAAAGGTAAAACAGCAGTGATTATTGACCACGTTGATAACTTCCTTAACTTTGGCTTGCCAAGCAGTGACCGTAATTGGTCAGAAGCTATTGTCACGAAAGATAAGCGAAAAGCTAAGTCAAACACAGACAATGGGCCGGCTATTGCTCAATGTAATTACTGCTTCGGTACATTCTATCGGGATCAAGTGAAGGACAATTGTTGTCCGTTGTGTGGTCATGAACTCCGAGAAGAGAATAAGGACTACAAAATCGTTAACGTCGATTTACAAGAAATCAAAGAAAATCAAGCGGTAGAACATCGCAAGAAAATGATTCAACAAATTCTTAATGACCAAGTGATGGCAAACGTTGCCGATAAATCACCAGGGCAATTACACACCCTTAAAGAGTTACAAGCCTACGCCAAGCTGCATAACTATTCAGCAGGTTGGGCATGGCACCAATTTAATAACAGGAGGAAAAAGAAATGGTAATTCAACTACCTAAAGATGAAAAACTACAACCAAAGACGCAACCCCACAACTTTTTCATTTGGGGTAAAACGATGAGCGGAAAGTCATACTTCGCTAGTTTCTTTCCACACCCATTAGTTCTAAATACTGATGGAAATAGTGAGCAAGGGACAGCACCAAGTATTCAAATCAGAAACATTCGTGATGAAGATGGCAAGCTGAAGCAATCTTCAATTCAACAACTAGACGATGTGATTACTGCACTATCACAAAAGAACACCTTTCAAACACTGGTTGTTGATGTGATTGATGATATTTGCGTAATGCTGGAACAAGCGATTTGCATTGATAACGGTGTACAAGCTCTTAGTGATATTCCGTACGGAAAAGGATATGCCATTTTTAATACCGTTCTGCAACAATTTGTGATGGACTTAAAGGCATTGCCAATGAACATCATTTACATTAGTCGAGAGATTTCAGTAGGTGGAGATGATGGGTCAACACCAGAACCAATGCCGTCACTGAAAGCAAAATACTACAACATCGTTAACGGAAACTGTGACCTAGTAATTCATACACAGAAATTCGGTAAAGATACTTACACCCGGACAATCACTGACCGCCGGACTAAGTATGAAGCTAAGAACATTACTGACCCACGAATCAAGCAATTACTAGAATCATGTGATGGCATGTTTGAAAAATAATTTAGGAGGAATTTAATTATGGGACTACAAGATGCATTTGCAGCAGCAACTAAGGATTGGGACGCAAAGAAGGACAGTGCTAATCAATCAGATTTGATTCCAGCTGGTACTTACCAAGTGATGTTAGATAAGACTGATCACCCTGTATACAAGTCGGGTTGGGACTGTTTACGGTTCTCAATGCAAGTTATCAAGGGAAAATATGCCAGCCGTAAGGAACAATTACGAATTAGCTTAGCTACGAAGACGACTAAGGGTAAGCCAATGCCAGACTTTGTTGTTAGCCGGAACATTCGGACTATCTCTAAGATTGCGGCAATGGTGGGCTTGACTGTCACTCCGGCCATGTTCCCGGATAATGAGACGGACGCTTACGAGAAGCTGGTCGACGCGTTTAAGCCATACGAAGGCAAGACTTTAGAAATGACTATTACGGTTACCCCTAACAAGAAGGATCCAGATAACCCTTACCGTAACTATGACTTTGGACCAGGAATTAAGGTTGAAGAACCAGTTGCTAAGGAAGAACCAGTAGCAGATAGCGATAGTGACGCTGAACCAACCATTGACGATGATGATTTGCCATTCTAACTAAAGGATGTGAACGGGATGCAAAGCCTAGTTAATTACGCTAAACAATACGCAGAACATGGTTTTAGTGTGATCCCAACTGTCAATAAACGTCCGTTAATTAAGTTTGCTGACCGTGAGCCTTTAACCGTTGATGAAATTACTAAATTTTGGCGAACTCATCCTTACGCTAACATTGCTCTGAAAACTGAACAGTTCTTTGTGATTGATGTTGACCGTCATGAAGACGGGGATGATGGGACTAAAGCAATTAAAGAATTAAACCATGCCGTTTGGTTCAATACTCTATGCCAAAAGACTGCCCACAATGGTTATCAATTTTTCTTTAAGAAACCAGCTGAGAGAATCAGTCAAAACATCGGTTTCTTACCGGGAGTGGATATTAAGGCTCATCCGAATAATTACGTAGTGGTAGCTCCCTCAGTTATTGACGATAAAGCTTATAAATGGCTTAACCACAAACCAATGATTGAACCGGCAGAAGAATTAATCCAGCTAATTGAAGAAAAAGGTAAGCCACAGATTAGTAACAAACAGATTGAACGGTACCACCCGAAAGGTAAGACACAGACTTCCGAATTATTTAGTCAGATTGCTAACGGGCTGGGACCAACGGGTGGCCGAAACAACGCCTTGGCTTCTTTTGCTGGTGGATTATTATTTCGGAATGTTGAACCAGAAATAGTCTTAGAATTAGCCAGAATTGCTAACAGTCGGACTGAATATAGTCTGACAGATAACGAAGTGGTCACAACGGTTAACAGCATGATAAAAAAAGAAATCAGGAGAAGAGGTGAAACGGTTGAGTGAAAAAAATGACAAGGTAGTGCCATTTGATAAAAAGAACGCGGAAAAACTTAGCAAGTTGACCAGTAAAGAAGAAAATAACTGGGGCTTCAAGGTTGATAAATACGGTCGACCAAAAAGCAATAGTTTAGTGAACATTGAAATTATTTTGGAAAGAGATCCGATCTTAAAAGATACTTTCCAATTCAATGAGTTCACGACTGAAATTGATGTCGTGAAGTCTAACAGTAAATTGATGTTCAAAACAGGTCAGCTAGTCGATGCTTACGTTGACCAAATTGCTTCATACATTGAAGATAATGCTGATTATGGGGTGCTATTTGATAATAAGAAAATTCGTAGTGCCATTACAGTTGTGGCAATGCGTCATCGTTACAATCCGGTTCTTGATTACTTTGATGATGCTTATAAGAACTGGGATCACAAACAAAGATTAAACCATATCATGGGCGATTATTTGGGCGTTGAAGAAAACACTGTTACACAGTTAATTACTAAATTATTCTTTGTTGGTGCAGTGGCTAAAGCTCACAATTCCAAGACTAAGTTTGATTTCGTCTTAGATTTAGTTGGTGGTCAGGGAGCCGGAAAAACAACATTCTTACAAAAGATTGCCCCGTTAGGTTATTACACGGACCAGTTCTCAACTTTTGATAACAAAGATGATTATGCGGTTATGCGTCGGGCATTAATTATTAATGATGATGAAATGACAGCCACCAACAATGCGAGTTTTGAAATTCTGAAGAAGTTTATTACTTTGCAGGAATTTGAATACCGAAAACCATATGGTCACCAAGCGGAACGATTCGCGAAGAACTTCGTCATGGCCCGAACAACCAATGAACTGTACTACTTGAAGGATAAAACCGGTGAACGGCGATTCTTACCGCTTCACGTTAGCAAAGCCCGGCAGAAACACCATCCAGTGACGGATTTAACGGATGATTACGTCAAACAGTGCTGGGGTGAAGCTATGCAATTGTACAAGGACGGCTTCAGTTTCGCCTTAACCAACGAGCAGGGAGAAGAATTAGACGAACATCGTCAAAACTTCATGTACACCGACGAGCTGGAAGACAAGATTGATGAAGCACTGAATAACCAGTTTAAGGGTCAAGATTTCATCACTAATGAAGCTTTATCGTTAGCGGTCGCCCCAGGAATTGACTTAGTAAAAAATCGCAAAATTGGAAATCAAGTCTCAAATATCATGGTTAATCGGTTCGGTTTTAGGAAAAAGCGAAAAACAATTAATGGTGAAACTAAAAGAGGATACGCAAGAAGTGACGATAAATGACACTAAATGACGGTAAAAACACTCTACCGTCATTGCAATAAACGTTGATGTATCAATGCTTATAGTCGATTCAATGACGCTATGACAGTATATTTATAAAAAAATATATGTAGTAGGTATATACAGAGAAAGCGCCAGAAAAGTTTTTGGCAAAAATGTGAGAAATAGCGTCATTAGATTCTTTGAAATATTGATATACCAACCATAGGTAGAATGACGGTAAACAAAAAATAGCGTCATCTACCGTCACCTCCAGGAGGGAAAACAATATGCAAAAGATTGAATTTAACGCTGATGTTGACAGTTTCAAGAACGATAACAAGGACATCACAACCATTACGCTAAAAGCATTGGGTAAAGATGTGAGTTTGAACCAATTACGTGAGATGAAAGAAACAGCTTCAATTCACGTGATTATTGAAAGCAACCAGACGGAGTTGATTGATAAATGATAAGAATAAACACGATTGGTGGGAATACTTATAACTACAAGGGCAGTTATCAAGATATTCAACGAGCATTACGTGACATTGGTTGTAACTACCTGGTTGGTCATAATCGAAGCAATAACCGCGTAATCATCCCTCGAGCTTCAATTGATAGTGTC